AGCAGTAGCGTCTACTGATGCAGCATTTTGGATTGCCTGAAACACACCGGGATTGGTAACCAGTTCGGCAGTGATCGTATACGTCCCTGCCCCCGGCGTTGCTGCGGTGCCGTTGTCGTCAGTGAACGTCACACCAACAAACACATGCGCCTTGTCGGTAAGCTCTTGCAAGTCACCCACAGAGGACGTGTATGTATCTGCTACTGCGTTACCGGTAGATTGAAACTCTGCGAAATTGCGGATCATGTCTATCTCCTATTCAGGTTTAGCCGGTGCTCTTATCGGCCTATTCTTAAGTATTTTGCCAACTCCCTTGGATCTTGTGGCGCACTTAATGCTTCATATGTGCCAACAGTTTTTGTTGGGTTCGTATTCTGGAAAATGCTCTTTGATGGATCATACCCAAGAATCTCGGCCATAACTGCATTTTTACGCGATGCTCCTGTTTTTGGAGTGATTGCCTCAAGCGCTTTTGTCACCAAGCTGACTTTTGCCGCCCCCTGCGCAATCGCATGGCCTACCCAAAACCGCGCTGCAATGTTCTGCCAGACAAGTGAAATTGTTTTCATCTGCTCCTCGCCGAGAGAGGAGGTTTTCTTGATCGCTTTTGCAAACGTGTCCATTTCATCAAGAGCTTGGCGCTGATCGGGGTTGAAAATGGTATCAACGAGCGTCTTGTTGTTTTTGACAAAAGCATCGTAATCCTTGGAAAACTTTGCAAGGTCTGGCTCTCCAGCAATGAGAGGATCAACCAACTTTGTCATAAGCCCCGCTTGGATTGACTTGAATTCTGGGCTATCTCTCCCAAGGATTTTCTCAAGCGTTCCTATTACTTGTGCCGCCTGCCGTGGAGCTTTTGTTTTCCCAAGACCAAAAATAAGCGCCTGCACTTGCTCAGCAGTAGCCCCTTCTTCTTGCAGTTTGGAAACAACCCGATTGCTATCAAATGTAGTCCTGAAGTCAGCCCAATCCTTGATCGCCGCTTGCCATTTTGTAATAGCTTCTGGATTCCCGCTTACAAGATCGTTGGTCAGCGTATCATTCAGATATTGGTCTACATCCCGCTTCATTCGACTGAGCGCGGCATATTCAGGCGACTTCAAATCGGAAGGCAGATTCTGATTGATCTTTTCCCTAAACTCAAAAATACTGTTTACTGGAATTTTGGCCGCATTGCGAACCCCTAAAACTTCAGCAATTGATTGCTGTGCAGGCAATCCAAATGACTCAGCTTCTTTCAATAGCTTTTGAACTGACGGCATAGCGTCAACAGCAAAGCCTGATACAGAATTTTTTAAGTTATCCGATAGGCTCGCCGCCGTTCTTGAAGGAACCTGCGCTCCGATAGCTTCTGCTTCGTCAAACTTGGCTCCAATTCGGCGGGACTCCAATTTTCTAGCCCTTGCCAATGCGGCAGGCAGTCTATCCATATCCTCTTGCGGCATGGATTTTATATCCAACCCTTCCGCATATGATGCCAGCCCTTCTCCCTGCTCGCGGGTAGTCCCACCAATATCAATCCCAAGATTAGATGCCCTTTGCTCAACGCCGCGAATATCTGCTCTGCGCTGAATCGGGTTCCGCATACCACGCAATCCAGCAAGTGTCATCCCTATATCTGGCGCAGTTTTAATCGCCGCAGCAAGCGCACCAGAGGCTCTTGGATATAGTCGAGCCGTAGGAAGATCGGCAACTTTTCCAGCAACAGAAGATGTAGCTTCATCAAACATGCGAAAAGGCGCTGTAGCCATGCCGAGAACTCTTTGTCCTTCTGCCGTTCTTGGCGTATAGGAATCAGCCATTGACTCCCACTTTTCACGAGTAGCATTTGGATCAGATCGCCCTCTAAGCATTTGAGCTAGCATTTCAGTGCCACTTAACGCGCCCCTAACCGTTTCAACAGGGATAGCGGTTCCTATTGCCAACGCAGCTTCGCCAGTACCTATGGCAGTGTCTTTCCATGTGGGGGAAGGTGGAGCCGTAGGCTGGCGCGACAAAATATCCGTATTATTTGCCTCTGCGCTGTAAATGGGCGCATTGGCTTTTGCGTATGCGATGATCTGCTCGTCTGTCGCCCCTTCTGGATGGCGAACCCTGATTATTTCTCCGCTAGGAGTTCTTACGGGCGTTTCTGCCATTAGCGCACTATTCCCCAACCATCATCACTTGATGCTGGCTGATTAGCAGACCCTTGGTAAGGCGTTTTGTAAAGCGCCTCATACCGATTGGAAAACGCTTGATTAGTGCTATCAACCACTTGCTGCAATGCGGCCATAAACGCCGCTGGATCGCTATACGATGCACCTACCTGAGCAAGCACGCGCTCTACATCACGGTTGCTAAGATCGCGCCCGCTGCCAAGGTTTTGCGCTGCTGCTGCTTGAATTGCAAACCCAAGTGCTGCCGACTTTAGTTGCGGGTTTGAAATATTCAAACCACTGAAGATGTTGTCGTATTTTTGCGGGTCAAATACTTCCCTCGGGATGCCAAGCCTGCTGCCGACTGCTTCGGCCTCCTGCATTGCTCCGGCTGCCAGCGTTGCAATCTCACCAACAAACGTGCCGGCATCAGGGTTTTTCTCTCGCAGCGTTCTGAGATTGTTTGCCGTCTGATTGAACGTCTTAATTGCTGCCTCTGCTTCGCGCATTTCAATTTCTTTGCTCTGCGGCACAACATCACCAAGCGCGCCGGTTGGAGCGCCGACTCGCGTAAGTCTTACACTTGGATCAAGTTGCATTGGCTGGTTGTTCATGTCATAAAAAGAGCCTGACCTTGGCTCGTATTGAATATACCCTGTAGCGCCGCCTTGTCCAATCATCTGCAAAAGATCCCTGTTTGACGGCTGTTCTTGTCGAACATTTCGATCAAGAAATGCCTTGAATTCAGGGTTTTTCTGAGCGTAATTGAATTCCTGAATATCATCGGTTAAATCCGGAGTTTCAGTGGCCTGCTTCAATCGAAGTTCCGCAGCCAGCTTTTGTATCGTGGGGTCAGTGAACTTTGCCTGACCCAGCGTAGCAGCACCTGCAAAGTCGCCAACCCTTCCGGTCTCTGCGCCTCTTATCAGCATGGCAAGCTCTTGGGCGCGGTTTGCTTCGTTGCGCTGTTCGGCAGCTGCCAGCTTTTTGTTGACCTTTCCAGCAGCAAGCATCTTGATGCCTTGAGCCAGACCAGAAGCATAGGAACCGCCACCGCCTGAGTTCATCAAGGCGGATAGTTGTCGGCTTAATGCTGAAGTATCTTCGTATGCCATCACATCACCTTTGCGTAATTCACGCGCAAATAACCATCCGCACCCTGAATCACTGCATCAGGAATGAGCGTCTGCACTTCTTGCGCAATAACGCCAACATTTGGTTGATTATCCGCAATACGCTTACCGATTTCATTCCAATCCCATGTATACAGCGGAATACCTTTGCCGGTCTCACCAATGCGGGTAATGTTTGACTTTGCTCTTGCGTCTGAAAGCGCCATGTAAGTGAGTCCAGCGCCAACCAGATCGCCAACAGCCGCCGCATTTGCCGCACCCTTGCTTGCGTCAACTCCACGAGTTCCCAACTCGCCCTGAATCATCGTGCCATAGCGGCCAAGGTTGAATAGCCCTTCTGCATTCGCAGCATTGAACACGGGCGGAGCTTCTACCGTAGCGCCTTGGTAATCACGGAACTGAGGCAAGTTAGGCTGCATGGCTTGGATCAATTGTGCATAGTTCTGGATCGGCATAGACCGCAGTAGCTGTTCTTCGTAGGTCTGTTGGCCTCTCAACCCAGATTGCAGGTCAAATAGTCTTGACTGCTCTTGTCCGGCCCTTTCAATCAACCCAAGGTTGAAGTCATTTTCAGCACGGTTCAGATCGTCCATTCTGGCATTCCATGCCTCAGTGCCGGGGTTGAATCCCTGCGCCAGAAGCTGAGCCTCTTGCTGTTTGCGAGTTCGATCCATCCGAGGCTGTTCCCGCTGCCGGAGCGCATCAGCAAGGCTGCTAACCCCGCCAACAGTGGGGGCATCTACTTGCTGAGTCACCATCCATCCGGGCTTGTTCCCCATGATGGTAGCAATCTGATCACTCATCCCCGGCAAAATTGTGTTCAGCGCATTCAACCGCTGCTGCATTTCAGGGGACAAAGACTGATTGACGACAGGACGCCCATCCGGGCCTAACGATACCGTCTGACTGCCGTAAGGGTTCATTACATCAGGGTTGGACAACACTACCGATTCACGGGCAGCACCCAAGTTGGCCTGCCCTTGCAACGACGCCGCAGACTGGTAATTCGGCGCAATCGGAATGGGAGTCGGGTATTTGGTCGGGTCAGCCATTGTCTGCCACCCGCCCGGAGTAATGTTCAACCCCGAAGTGGTGCCCAAGTTGCCCGGTGCAGCCGGAGCGGGAAGCGGTGCTCTGCTTGGCCCTACTGATGGGGCCTGCATTGGTTGGCCCGCAGACTGCGCAGGAAGGCTTGTGGACGTAATGGGCGCACTGCCGGCTACAGGGTTAGCCGCAGGCGTTGTCGTGGCTTGTCCGGCATTCAGGTAGCTATTGGCGGGGTTTGGCGTTCCGGGGGCTACGCCAAACTGCTTCAAGTAGTCTGCACTCAGGGTCGGGTAGTCATTTTGAAGCCTGCTCACCACCTGATTCGTGGGGATGCCAAGCATTCCAGCAACAGCTTCTGGGGATTGGTTGTTGGCTTGAGCCATCCGGAGAAGCGTGGATGCTTCGCCGCTGTTAATCATCGGTTCGTTGGGATCGTTCGGGTTGAATACCCCGGTTTTTGCTTGGTTGGCAAAGTCGGTCATGCTTTGCAACGAATTGCCGGCAAAAGCTGTAGGCGCTGCAGCCGGAGTCGATGGATTCAGGTTGTTCTGCTGCATGTACCAATCCACCTTGTCTTGTCCGATGGTATTGGCTACGTCCTGCATGGACACCTGACCGGATTGCACAAGGTCAAAAATGCCCTTGTTGCCGGCTTGAGTGCCTTGATTGAAAAGGCTTTGAACTTGCTGATTGACCGCCATAGATCACCCTTACAGTATGCTTCTATTGGAGGTGCTGCCTTTTGTTGGTGCTCTGGTTTGTCTCGCCATTCTCCGCAACATTTGCGCCAAATTTTGCGCGCCTGATTGAGTCGCCCCCATAACAGGCCGTGCATTAAATGTGGGCGCAGGTAACGGGAATGGGTTATATGGCGATTGGATTGGGTTGCCACGACCGGCTGGTGTCGGCAGCATCGGATTACCCGGCAGTTGCATTGGGCTACCAAAGCCGGGGGCAATCTTCTGTATTTCGGCAATCCTTTCTGCTTCTGACAGCTGCCTTGGCCGCTGAAACTCGGACTCTCTCGATATGCCGCCTAAGTTGGATGGGCCACTAAAGCTGGGGCTGGCATTGGGTTATTGAAGCCGGGAGCAGCGCTCAACTTACCCGTAGAACCAAGCGGATATGCGCCACTTTGCATAACCTGCTTTTTGTACTCCATCTCTTGGGGGCTAACTTGCAGGTGCTGCAAGTCGTCCGCCATCCCCATGCTGGAGGCTGGCATTGGCTTATTGAAGCCAACGCCAGACGGCGAAGGCTGCTGCGCAGTCTGTGAAGGTGCGCCGAATTTGTAGCTATTTAACCAGTTGCTCATAAGCGCTTCCTGATGAATTAAGTGGCTATTGTCCGATTGTAGAACCGGAATAAATCACGCTCTCAGGGAGCGGTTTTCTTGCATCTTACCTTACGATAACTGATTTGAAAATCCCATTATCCCACCCGGTTCGTACATGACGTTGAACCCGACAAGCCGATAGGTGGAGGCGTTTGTCTCAAAATAGCCGCCTACCGTTATCGCGGTTCCAAACCCTGTCCGAGCCAGATAGGGGCCAAGGTTGTTCAGCGAAGTGTAGGATGAAGTAACAAACAAGCTTGGGTAGACATAATTCACCCCAACCCCCACGTAAACAGTGACGGCGTTAGTAGTTGTCCCCACAGTCGCAACCTGATTTACCTTCTTGAATACCGCAGGAAGCCCCATTACCGAAGGCGCACAGGAAAACTCGCTAACCACAGACCCTGACGCTGTGGTGCTGGTGGCGTATTCGTATATCTTCTTGTCGTAAGCCCCACTAGCAGTAGCAGACCAGTACAGTTTCCCATTGAACACCGTTGCACAAATGATGTTCAGAGCAAACTGTCCCCAAGCCCCTGTCGATCTGTCCATGACATAGACGTAATCACTCTCTTGGGTACATAACAGTAAAAGGTCGTCTTTGGTGTACTCAATGAGGAACCATCGAGTATTGGTCAACAGACTGCTGAGAGGGCTTCTAACCCCTAATTCGTAATTGGGAGTGATCTTGTCAGTGACATAGGACGCCGCGCCTGATTGCCCGTTCAACGTCCTTGCCGTGGAGATAACGCCAATTTTGGTAAGGATGAACAAGTCGTTTTTGTACTTGTACATGCAGGTTCTATCAAGCGGTTCGGGGATGTTCCAAACTCCAACCAGCGCCCATGTAGACGATGAAGATGGGTCGGTACCCTGATAGACAATCAACTGACCCTTGGACGTAATAACAGCCCAATAATCATTGACCCCATCCCCTGCATCAACCGTCCACGTACTCCCGGCCATGATGTAGCCACCCTTTGTGGCTATCCCGCCAAGGTCAAAGGACGATGCCGCACCGCCCACAGCATCGGGAGGCAGATACCAGACTTTCAGGGAATTAGCTTGAACCAGCCACATTCTGCGCTGGTGGACAAACGCGCTCACAATGGTTGATGTGGTCAATCCAGTGATTGCAGGGGTTGACACCCCCGTAATGGTCAACCATGACGATCCGTCCCAATAGCGGGGAGAATCAGCCCCGTTGAAGCAGCAGAGATACGGCGTCCCGCCCGATAGTGTCACCATCAGGCTCTGCCATTTGGCATTGGTCAAACCAGTGACTACCGCCGCCCCAATCGCCCCAGCGGAGGAAGCGTTGAAAAACGATGTTCCCGCAGCAGCAAACATGGTTTCAGTGCCGCTTGCCGAAACATAGACCATCAAGGACTCAGGTTGATCTGCAAAGCCGGTCGCATGGCTCGCCGCAGGTCTGCGCGGAACTATCCCCTTTGACGTCGGGTAACAGTTCCACATGAACTGCGATTCAGTCTCACCAATGACCGAGGGATGATCCTTTGTGTTCAATCCGCCCAAAGGCGCAGAAATATAGGCAGTCTGCGCTTGACCGCCAAAACGAGGGCCTTTAGCAGCTGCAGCCTGTCTCACGGGCCATAACCCGTCTGAGGAATGACAATTCCGTACTCTGTTCCACGTGGAGCATCCATCACAAGCTTCTTGCCCCCGACTTCACGGGCAATCGCATCGTGGACACGGGATTCGTACATACGGAATTCTTCGGCGTAATCCAGACTGTTTGCACGCCGCCAGCGCCAGATAAGCCCGAGAGTCAGCAAATCTTCATCCAGTAAGGCAACGTCAGTATCTACTGTAAATGCCGCTTTCTTGGCTCCACCACCCGTCGCTTGTGCCCAAAACTTCGACACGTACTGAAACGCTGTGGCGTCTGCCGTGGTAGGCTGGGGATAGATATACAAGTCACCCCCACGCAAAGCCCACTGCTGGTAGGGGCCTGAGAACCCGAGAGCGGTTTGTTCTTCCTCGTCGGTGTCCATCATTGGGCCGTCGATGGGCATCGTTGTGGTCGTGTTGTAGAACGTGTCTTGCAGCATGTAGGCGTAGTCACTCGCTGTGACGACGGTTCCATTCATAGCCCCTTGATTGGTTGACGACGTAGACAAGGTGAACGTGTTTCTACGGCGCAACTTGTACCAAGGGGCGCGGGCAGCAAGGTCTTTCCCTTCAAGATTCAGCAAGGCTACAAGCTGCAAATAGGCTGTTTGGCCGACCGCAGCAGACGGGGAGCTAAGCCCCAACGACACACTGGCATCTTGAATGATGGAAAGGCAGGTCATGGGATATCAAGCGCCTCTTTGAGTTTGTCTTCCTTCCAGCGTTTGTCGGCGTCTTTCTTGAACTTCAACCGGTACTGATCCCGCAGTTCTTCAAGAGCCTCATTACGGCTGTTCATAGTCGCCATTTCAGCAAGTTTCTGCTGCATTGCCGAGAGCATTTCCTTCATTTCGGCGTTTTCGTTTTCCAGCTTCGTGAGCTTGATTGTAGCTTGTTCCGGCTCGGAATTCGCCGTCAGGAAGTGGCGCGCCTTGTCTTTCAAAGCTCGTGCACCCATCCCGTAATACTGTATCGCTTCCTCAGTCATTTGGGCCAGCTTTTCAACCGAGTTGATGCCCATCGAGATCAGCTTATCCCGTGCAGCCGGGTCAATGCCTTTCCAGTTGACCAATGCATACCCATCAATCGGAACGTCCTGACGTTTCTTGTAGGCTTCAAAAGCCCGCAAGCAGTGTTCCATGTACTTTTCACTGATCTGGCCGTTACGTAGTCGAGCGCGGAGCTTGTCCAGCCAAGGATTCGTGATTGATTTGGTGTAAAAGACGCGATCTTCCTCAAACGTAAGATTTTCAGCGACTTCCTCAAACTTGCCGGTATCGCGGTTTTCCTTGAACTTGGTGATTGTGCGGTCTACCGTCACCCGTTTGGTGTACGGCTCGTAACTAGTCTGCTCGGCAACGTCGGGTACTTCGTTTTTCATGTCCCCCGCCGCCCGGATATGCACGAGAATCACGTTCATGAATTCTTCGTGGCCGGTCTGTTCGGATGCAATCTTGTCCGGCATGGACGTAGACTCAAACCGCAGGGCTGGCATTTTTTCCTGTTCGTCGATATTAGCTGTTCTGCTAACCATTCTTGACTCCGATTATGCGCATGTCGCGCTGTTGAACATGATAAAAGGGTTCCGTTACAGTAACCGAAAACCCGCTTTCTTGCAAAACACTGCTTACTTCTTTCTTGGTGTAGCACCACTTATGCGCCATATACGGGCTTTTCTCCCGCACATCGCCAAAAATCCCGAAAAGGGTTAACCCTACCCTGTCCTCTCCGTCCACCACCATCTGAGCAATCTTGTCCAGACAAGGCAGTTCAAGGACTAGTTTTCCCCCAACTTTCAAGACTCGCCGCCATTCAGCAAGGGTTTCATTCACTTCAAGCCGTGGAAGATGCTCAAAAAGGTGGATTGCGTAGATTTCATCCACTGAGCCATCCGGAAAGTCGAGCTTGGTAACAGGGCCTACAATGTCTGCCCGTTCGTCATAATCAATGTTTGTGAACCCGGGCCAATAATGTTTGCCCGATCCTAGATTGATCCTAAGAAACTCGCCCATTGTTCGCCTATTGTTTGTGGTGAGTACCTGTCTCTGATGTAGTCCTGTCCAACCCGAACAAGCCCGTTCAGTTCTCGGCGGAACTCAGTAGCCCATTGAAGTCCGGTTCTTACATCAGAAGCCCAGACCATCTTTTTGAACTCGTCGTAAGCCGGATGATCGTCGCAGATAGGGTAAAGCCCCATTCTGAGCGCGTTAATAACGCGGTTTGCTGACTTGTACTCATGCCCTTTCATGGTCGGGAATATGGCTTGGTTGGCTTTGACCATTTCGTTTACAAGTGAATCTTGGGAATACAGCACATGGCCTTCTTTGACCTTCGGGCCGGTTACAATGGTCAGATTGGGGTGTCTGGCATAGGGATCAAGCGCCCTTATCCCGGCGTTATGTCCAAACCACAACAGCTTGTCTCCATCTGCGTGAGGCGATATCTCGGCAAACTCGTAAGGATCTGGAATCACTGCGACTGACTTGTGCGGGATTCTGGATGCCATCACGGGGGTTGGGGCTACACAGTGATCAGCAAGTGCAGCGAATTCCCGATACAACCCCCCGATAGCGGGATGGTTAAAATGATCGTCACAGAAATCCACCACGAGGGTTTTGCCGTCCGCTTTGATCTGTTTGGCAAAGTCCAGCGCCCACGGCTTGGATATGACGACAATATCCGTATCGGGCACGTTGAGCTTTGCCCCGATCTGCTTTGCAGGGACCATTGCCCGGTAACGGTAAGAGGCTTGGGATTCATCCCCCGGATGGACAAAACTCACTGAGCGCATTTGAGCATCCGCGCCTTGGCGTCAAACCATTCTTTGCTGTATTCACAGTCACGATAGTCCTTGAAGTACGGGCCTCCCAGCGTGTAATGGATCAACTTTGGGTCTTTGACTTCCTGATCTTCGCCAACTAGGTAGTTCCACTTAGGTGACAGTTTTCCGACTCGTTGCGTCCAGTGGAATTGATGCAATTCAAGCCCGGTGGCTTTTTCCACGTAATCCAACGTCAGCCGTTGGCAGTCGTAGTGGTAACAGTTGAACAGCATCACGCTTGACCAGTTTTTCTTGGCGTATCGCGTCTGTGCGTTCCCGAGGAATTTGGTGCCTGTTTTGGGCTGATAGTCGTGCTGGACTACCTGAACGGCGTTGACTGAATCGTACTCTGCGAACAATTCGGCTATATCGCCAAGGCAGAGAATGTCGCAATCCATGAACAAACACTGCCCGTTGTAGTTCATCAGGTACGGGACAAGGAATCTGGAAAACGAGAATTCAGTGGATTGAAGGGGGTTCCGTTCGCGCTGAAACGGGATATTCCGCAGATTGATCGGAATGATTCTGAGGGGTTTACTGCTGTGATCCATCAATGATTGCACGAGGGTATGGAATGCTACCGACTCGTTGGGGTCATACCCAATCGCTATGTTCAACACTTTAAGCCTTTGCGCCTCCGTTGTTTGAAGATTTCAGGGATCAGTCCGTCGCCAATACACTCTATCGTTATGTCGGGCATTACGTCCCACACCGATTGAATGTCCTGCGCTTGGGCAGCCATCGCCATGTTAGTAATGAAAGGGGTTTCGCACCCATCCACTACAATTTCAATGGTTTTTACTGACTCTCCCAAGGGGTCTTGGCCTACTCGCTTTTCACCTTTTTTGCCTAAACTTGAATCAAACCCGTACAGCTTGAACCGGTGGAATCCCAACACATGCCCCACGTTGATTGCCCGCAACCCTGACGTAGTGCCCCCACCAATAACCATACGGTTCTGGATAAGCTCATTTTCTGAGCCTTCGCTCCATGAATGCCACAACACTATCCGATGGTTTTTCAGATCATCAAATACCTGACGGCATACACGGGAAGCTAACAGGAACGTACTTTTTTCGGAAGGGTCTTTCACAGGACGATACCGAGGCTCCACCGACAAATACAAGTCGGGGGCTATCCCATGACTCCGGAGATAGTCATACGCCCCTTTAACAGCGCATATGGCCTTTCCGTCCTTCTGGTCTTGGCGGATCTCCTCAATATGATCCTGAATAGAAGGCCCCGAAGCACAAATGACAAACGTGCCATCGTGCTTCGTGACCCCTATTTGCAACTCAGGAAGCCCAAGGGAAAGGGAATAACGGATGTTATCCCCTATTCCTTCGGGCATTCCCCACTGCCTTACATCAACTTGCAGAGGCTTCATTAAGCCTGAACAGCGAAGTTGGTGATAAAGGCAGGGTTGGCAACCATCAGCGTCACCGCAGTGGCGTTGCTGATTGTGGTGATTGCCCAGACACCCGGCGCATAGCCAATCGAGACAACCGCATCGTCCATCACGCCAGCGGTGGCAGTGGTGAACAGTGCTACTTTGTCAGCGCAGTTAGCTGCAAGGTTGGCAATCGGACGGCCAGACACCTGCAACCAGCCGTAGTAGGCCGAAGCAATGGAAGTCTGCGCCCAGCCAATCTGGACACCTTCACCGGTTCCGTCCGTAACGCGTGCAGTTGTTGCCATCAAAGCAGTGTAGTCCGGAAGCAATACCGCTGCTGCGTAGGTGGAAATTTCACTGGCGGCCTGAACATAAATAGCCATACCGCCATCCGAAAGATTCACTCGGGTTCCAACAGGAACCACAGGCGAAGTGTCAGTGCGGGTAAGGCCACCCGTAACGAAATGCGAAGAAATGTAAGCTGGCATAAGTCACCTCACGCTTTAGCGACGCCCTGAGCGCCGCGGAAGGAACAGACAAGGTTGCCCATCCAGATCATCGGGATCACTACCGAGTCCTGATTGATGGGTCGCTGATCCGGTACGTCCGTCCAGTCAGCATCACGATGAACAACCATCTTCAGATAGTCAGTGTTCAGCATGTAGCCGTGGGAGGCCGGAATACCGGAGTTGCCGTCGTGGAACACGTCGCAGGTCTTGTACTTCAAGGTCACAAAACCAGCGTTGCCGTTGTTGCCGCCAACAGTCGTATTTGCGGTGTACTGCTTCAAACTGACCTGCGAACCTTCAAACAGTTCGTAGTAGTTGTTATCAAATACCAGCAAATCCGGCTTGTCTTCGCCACGGGTCAGCGCGATGTAGAGCTGACGAATGAATTTCTCAAACGTCGATTCCGACAGCGTGATAGCCGAACCAGTGATCGGAGAGGCCGCAGACTGCAAGGCTGCGCGCCAATAGGTGTACGTCGAGCCGTTGATACCGCCCAACGTGCCGCCAGCGGTATCCGGGCAGATTGCCTGCAGACCGTTGATCTGGTTGCTTGCCGTGCCATCCGAGTAAATATCAGCCGACATGTTGTTGCGGGCAGTACGTACGGCGTTGTTGATACGCTCCTCAACCAGATTGGCGATTCGGGTATCACTGCCGGCGTTTTTGCGGATTTCCTCACCAGAAGCCGTCACATGGATTGCGGCGTTCTTCCAGTTGTACTCAGCAGCCGTCAGAACGTCAGACGCGCTGATGTTCAAGGTATCGTAACCGCTGAAACGCTGGTAAGTGCCGTTTTCGGCGTAGTCGTGGCCGGCGACGATGGAGTTACCGCCATCTTCATAGACCTTACGGCCTTTGGCCTCAAGACGACGCAGAAGCGCGTTGTTTTTCGAGATATTGTCTACGATTTCCTTGCGATGATTACGGAGAGTCGTAGTTACCAGCTCCGTAAAGGTTGAATTGGGACTTGGCATTTGTCACCTCGTTAAGTTGATGCCCTGAGCTCTTTGAGTTTTTGGCTGATGGTGTCACGCATCGAGCCAGCTTTTTCCCCTGCGGAGATAGAGAGAGGCTTCTTGCTTGGCGCAACTTGATTGTTACGTCTAGCCTTGTCCGCTCTCGCTTTGGCTTCATCGGAAATCGACTTGGTTGTCATGGGACGAACCAGTTTTGAAATTTCCGGATCAGCCTGCGCCGCAAAGTTATATGCGTCTTCGAGTGTAGAGACTCGACCAGTTTCGAGGAGAGATGCCATCACATCCCGCAATTCTGGGTAATAGGGATGCTTCAACCTTCCTGTGTCGTCAGTGGCAGTTTCAAATTCCTCAATCATCTTTTGCAATTGGGAATTGTTCTGCTGTTCTTGCTCGTAAAGGCTGTACTGCCGTTCACGCTTTAATGCTTCAATTTCCTGCTGTAATGGGCTGAGAAGCTGATTAAGCCTGTCTTGTTCAGGGTTTGGTTGTTGTGTCAGAACCCTGAGATCAGCGCCATACTGCTGTGCTATCTGTCTCAATACTAATGCTTTTTTATCCGGCGCGCTAGAGTCAAGCAAATACGCAAGATTCAGCGCATCTTCCACCACCTTTTCAACATTGGCCCCTTTGGCGTTCAAAAACGCCCGGTAAGGGCTGATCGTGCGTTCCAGCCGGTTGCCGAATTCTGCCTTTTCCTTGTACTGTTCAATGCCTTTCCGGATATTGCCTTCCCGGCGCAGGACTTCTTTCCTGAGTTCAGGGTGCATGTCTTTCCACATGGACTTTGCTTTTGCTGTCCACGTAGACGGGGGATTGACGATAGAGCGGTCTTCCGGCTCTTGCGGGGCGGGTTCGGCAGCTTCCGGCTCGGGAGCTTCTTCGGTTTCTTCCGGCTGTTCTTTTTCTTCCGTTTCTTCGGGTTCTTCTACCTCAACAGGTTGCTCTACTTCGGGTTTTTCTTCCGCTTCTGGTTCACGCTCCTGAATCTCTTTCAGGGACGTGTTGATGCTGTCTTTCAGGTTCAAATCACTCATGGACTCTCCGGTAGCCGTGGGTTATCTCGTACATTGTTCTATGGACGGTTTCTTTCATTGCATCCGACAGCTGTTTCTCCTTGTAGGCGTTGTAGCGGTCGGCTTCCTGCTTTTCGATCTTGAACCCTTCATAGGGTCGTGACCCACTGGCTTTCAGGTCGTAATCACGTTTACGGCGGTTGTTGATCACCTCGTCAGTGATTGGCGACTCGTACGGCTCGAACCGGTCAATAAAAATGTCATGAAGTCGTTTTGACTCCTGCCTTGCATATTCAGCCGGGGAAACAAGTTTCCCTGTGGTCGGGTCTTGTATCCACCGGCCTCGTTCAATCCGTTTCTGTCCGAAGATAGCTTCGTGCCCCTTGCGGAACTCAGGCGTTGCTGCTTTTGTCTTGATTTCCGCGCCGGTAATGTCATTGCGTGACACTGCTTGCCTCCAATTTGTTCTGCTGCATTTGCATGTCAATAGATGCCTTCACAGCTGTGGATTGTTGCTGCATTTGCATCTTTTCCCGCTCCATAGCGAGTTTTTCGCGTTCAATCTGTAGCTCAGCCTGCATTTTCTGGATTTCAATCTGTGCCTGCTGTTGGGCTACTTGAAGCTCAAGCTGCATTTTCTGCATTTCCATCTGATTCTTTTGCTGGTCAGCCTGCATCTGCTGTTGATGCTCCTGCTGCTTCATTTGGAATTCCTGCTGCTTCATTTGCATTTCAGCTTGGATTTTCTGCTGTTCAGGGTCTTCCCTTGGCGGGTCTTGCTTATCGAGGGCTTCTTCGATGTTCTTGGAGAGTCCAAAACCGCGAACAAACTCTTTCAGCATTTCCTTCGCCGCGGAGTTGGTCAGAACCCCTGCTTGTTGGCCGTTTGCCGCCATCGTAGTGAACTGTGCAATAGCCTGCATGAACGTGGAAAGGGTCTCTTGCTGAGCT